GCAGCACATTGTCCCCATTTTATACAAACGCTGCAAAGCCGACTTGGGCCTTGTCAGTTGTCTCGACACCACGGCGAGCAGCTTCAGCGGCACGGATAGTTTCACTACCATCGGGGTGTGTAACGATAACGAGACGCCCAGCGTTGGTAATCCTGATTTTACCGCCACTCCGGTTCTTCCGGCTGGCGCGCAATTCCCGCTGTAGTCCAGCGGTAGTCAGGGAGTAGGTGACGGAGCCGCCAGAATAACATCTGGCGGCTCTTAATTACGGTAAGAACAAATTTTATGGCAGCAGACAACACAGACCCCAAACCCGGAGACACCGAGGCGGAATTGCTTCGGAAAATTCTTACGGTGCTCAAACAAATTCTCGCAAAATGAAAGACTGCACTTTTGCATTGTTGGCCTCTGGCAATCTCGGCCTTGAGGCTGTTCACAAATGGGTGGAAGTGCTGTTGCCCGTGGCGACGTTGCTGGTGTCCCTGGGACAAGCCGCAGTCGCTATCGTCACAGTGGTTTACATCGTCCGAAAACTCAAAAAACAAAATGATAAAACCCCTCCTGCTGACACTAATCCTCACGCTTAGTCTCGCCGGGTGTAGTTCTCTTCCACTCCGTCCAGGCCGCGCCCGGATGGACACTGGCCAGATACACACGGAAGTTCGCCAGAGCCAGAACCCACAATCCGCGACGACTCAGAAGTATGTCCGGGTCACGGAGTCTCCGGCGGGCGGCAAGACCACTGAAAGCAATGAAGTGGTCATTGGTGCGGCCCAAAAAGACACGGGCCGGGAAATCGCCGCCAAGCTTGGTTCGCTCAAAGGAGTGGTGTGGCTTGGAGTGTTCGTTTTTCTCTTCGGTGTGGCGAGCGCTTTTTATCCACCGCTGAAGTTGGTGGTTGGAAGTGTGACGACCAGCGGCGCGTGCGCTGTGGCCGGTCTTGCTTTGGTTTTTCTCCCAAGCATAATTGTTGGGCACGAACTGCTTATCATGGGCGTCTCTCTTGGGGTTGTGGCGCTGTGGTTCCTCGCCCACCGGCACGGGCAGTTGAGAGGGTCTCTCGACGTTTTACTGAAAGATAAATAATATGTCCTGCGGAAATTGCGACGACGGAAATCCGAATCTCCGGCATAACTGCGAGAATCCTTGCCATAGGGGTGTGGACAACACCCCGGCGTGTGAGTCGCTTCCGTCCCAAATTCAGAATTTCACGACTCAGTTTTTTGGCATCGTCACAAAGACGGAAATCAACGGTCAAGTGGTTTGGTCCCTTCCGTGCTCGCTCGACGTGGGCCTGCCTGCGAATCCCCGCTCCCAGGGAGAGGGCCTCGCGTGCTATTTCCTTCGACTGTTCGCGGATGGCATCATCGGACTAACAGGTCCTCCCGGCCAACCCGGCAATCCCGGAAAGGACGGCAACAATGCGTATTCGGTTACGCTCCACGGGTTCACTCAACCAACGACCGGAAATCCTAACATTCAGGTCAGTTCGGCGTTTAATCCGGCCATCCTCACCAACAGTTATGTTGTCATTCAGACTTCCGGGTATTATTTGGTGACTAACGCCGACAACTCGGGAACGCTTTTTCTTCAACTCGTGCAAGCAGTGCCCGGCGCGACCGGGATAATCACTGCCGGAAAACTGGTGCTCGTCTCTGGCCCCCCAGGCCCATCCATCACCGGTCCCCCTGGTCCTCCCGGCAACCCCGGAATTCCGGGTCCCCCCGGCGAACTTGTCACACTCAGCAATGGGTATTACTTTTCGACCACGGGCAGCAACTTCGATTTGCCTGCCGTTTATGCGGCGGTCAACTTCACCACGTCCAGCCCCCAGGTCTTACTTCCGGCTGCCGGAAAATATCTGATGACGGCGGCGGTCACTGTGGCCGGTCTCGGCGGCGTGACGACTGCGGACGCTGCGATTGTTTAGTTGCGGAACACCAGCACCGGCATCGACGTTCCAGGCTCGGAACAGAATATCACGTATCTGAGTCCAACACAGTTTTCTCAAATCATCATCAACGCACTGGTGACGACGACCGGCGCAAACCAGACTGTAGCCCTTTTCGGAAAAGCGTCCGGCGCGGGCATCATCACAGCGGTTGCTTTGAACACCACGGTAACTTTTGTTCGGATAGCATAAAAATGGCACCAAGCGAAACACAAGGCGGATGCACCCCGGTTCTTCGAGACGACAAGGCGCGGTTGCACGCGCACACCTGCCGGACGGAGCGCGGCGGCACCATGACCCAGAAACCCCCGCCCCCGTTAGTGCTGGTTGTCAGTAATCCTGATAACGAAACGGGGGTATAATCAGCACTGTTTAAAGACTATGAGCGACGAGATTTCATTAGCGATGGATGATTACATGGGCGGAATGGTTACAGGACCCTCCCCCACATCCGGCAAACCCCGAGACCCTGATTATCCCACTTTCCACTACGACGGCAAGAAAGAACTCGACTTGCCGGACGAAGGCGAAATGACCATCAAATTCCGCAAGGTGTCCAGCACGTCCAGTGTGAACAAAGAGGGTGAACACCGATATGCCTGCACGATTGAAGTGCGGAGCGTTTGCGACGTGGAGGGCGAATCCGACGACGAGTCCCCCGCGCACGGCAGCGACAAATCCGTTAGTGACTTGCTCGACAGCCTAATGAAAAAAGCGATGGAAGACCGAGAATGAGCGTTTTCATTTACAGCTTGCACGACCCTGAAACGGGACACTTGAGGTATGTCGGGAAAGCCGTCAACACAGCCCGGCGATTAAAAAATCATTTGTCTCGAACAGTTTTTGAAAAGTCTCACCGGGCGTCTTGGATTAAAAATTTGAAAAGTCGCGGTTTGAAGCCGCTTCAATTTGTTGTGGAAGAAGTCTCCGAACAGGGGTGGGAAAACCGGGAGATTTTCTATATTGCCCGAGCGCACGAGTTGGGTTTTGATTTGGTAAATGGAACTGCGGGCGGGGTCTCCCCGGTTTTTACCCCTGAGACCCGTAGAAGAATGCGGGAATCCCATCTCGGTAAAATCCCATGGAACAAAGGAAAGATTTGTCCGAGTTTGAGTTTTTCTCGGAAGGGAATGAAATTCTCGGAAGACCATAAGAGGGCTTTGTCTGAATCCGCAAAAGCTAATCCGACCCGGATGTCCCATATAAAACAATTGAGCAGGACGGGTAAAAAAGACTCAGAAGAAACACGCCAAAAAAAGTCTGAGTCCGGTAGGTTGGCGTGGGAAAGACGGGGGTCCTGACTATGTTTACGGTGGATAGTTGCTACGACGAAGCCAAAAAGATTGTCGGGATTTGTGATGACGTTAAACTTTTTCGTTGGATGTCCGACGTGGTATCAATGGTCACGAACAAAACAGACGCGGAGGCTCAGAAAGGCGTCATCGACATTTGCACCGTGGGGTGCCGGTGCCACGAGAACGGGCTTCAGCAGCACCGAACCGGATGCGGAAGCCAGTGCGTTACGATGCCCCGAGAAGTCGGAACAGTCCTCGCGGTAAACATCGAGGGCCGTCCGAGCCTTGGCGTTGACCAGCTTTTTTCGTTCCACCTAAACGGCCCAGGCGATAGGAACCACAGAAACTTTTGCGAGCACCAGTGGCAGGACCAGAGCGCGAATCACAGCACGTATCGAGACCTGATTACTCCCGCGAAACTCGTGGCGTATCTGCAAACCCCCGACGACAACGGAAAATCCCTGATTGTGTATGGGTATGACAGCAAGGGCCAGCTTCTCCGGCGAGAAGAGAACGGTGTTTTTCTGAACGGGTATCGGGTGCCGACGATTTTTGGTATCGCTGTCCCGGACGAGGCCGCGCCGACGATTGCGCGAATTACGGGGGTGTTCAAAGATTTAACCGCCGGGTCCATCCGGTTGTCCACCATCGACGACTCGGGGACTACGGGTGTGCTGCTTGCGGTGTATGAACCCGACGAACAGGTGCCTCAATACCGGCGCATTAAGCTGAACCGTTGCGCGCGCTGGGTGCGCGTGGCCTACATGCGGGCCAACCCAATTTTCACCAGCCGGTTTGACCATATTCCGATGCTCTCTCGCGTCGCGTTCCTGTTAGGAATGCAAGCCCGCAAGCATTATTCCGACCAGCAAATCGGAGACGCCCACGCGTTCGAGGCCGATGCGGCTCGACTTGAAATCGAAGCACAGCAAAAAATCGAACCCCCCACGTATATGCCCATTCAGGTCATTGACCGGAACAACCCGCGTGACAAATACGAATACGACATCCGGTGAGCGCATCACGATTATTCGACTACGACGGAACGTTTCTTCTGGGTCAGAATTCCAGTCTTGACCCCGGACAGCTTCCGCTCGGGCATTATTGGAACGGGATTAACTTAATCAATCTCGGCGGCGTGCTTTCGTGCCGCCCAGGATACCGCTGCCTAGTCACGTTCCCACCGGGAAACTTGCAAGGGGCTACCATTTTTCGCCCCAAGGTTGGGCTTGAGCAATTCATTGTGGTCGTCGATGGCGTCGTCTATGTCGCTCCATACCCGTTTCTTGAGTTTCGGCAGTTGAGCAATGTGCTGATGCAGCCCTATGCCCGGCAAGTGTATTTCATAAATGCAGTCCAGAGCGCCCACCGGCTCAGCAACGACTTCAGCGCCGCCATCGCCGTGAACGACCCGCGCAACGTGCTCTTTATTCAGGACGGCGGCAATACCGCCCCGGCGTGGTATGATGGCTCCGACTCCGGGCACATTCGAGACAACTCTTTTGAGACCCCGGCGGGCGGCCCCATGCAATGGGTAGGCGACCGGCTCTGGGTAGCAGTAGGGAATGCCGTGTTTGCCAGCGATATTTCCAACCCGTTTTCATTCCGCGAGGAAATTTATCTTGGCAGCGTTGCGGGTTTTCAATTCACTGGCGATGTCACCGCGATGGCGAAGACCCCGAGTCTGGAAGCACCCCAACTTATTGTGTTCACGGAAGGTAACGCCAGTATTTTGCAGGCGAACATTCGCGACCGAACAGCGTGGCCAACCACAGATGGGTTTCAGATTGAAGTTCTTCAGACCGGTGCGGTGGGCCAGCGCGCGGTCGTGAATCATTTCGGCGAGTTGTCTTGGTTCAGTCCCCAGGGTGTCGTAGTTTTCGATTTTGCCACGGCTGGAAAACTGAGCACCCGGTTGCCTATCCGCGACAATGAGATGCTTATTTCCAAATCCCGAATCAGCGACAATTTAGACCTTGTGGCGATGGGGACCTTTGGCCAATTTTTGTTGGTGAGCGTTCCGAGCGGGGACTATTACAACAAGCATACTTGGTGTTTAAACGACGTAAGTCAGGAGACAATTACGAGTGCGTCTGCACCGTCGTGGTGCAGCGTGTGGCTCGGGACGCGCCCCGTGCAATGGGTGTTCGGCGTCATCTCCGGGGTTGAGCGTATTTATCATGTTAGCGTGGACGAGGACGGGAATAACCGGCTGTGGGAGGCATTTATTCCCGACCGTCTCGACAACGGGTGTCCGATTACGTGGGCTGTTGAATCTCGCGGATATTTTGGGCCGACGAGCCAAGCAAGCAAAATTCCGGGGTCCGATTGCCGTTATCAATTTTCCGATGTGGCTCTCAGTGGAATTGCGCAGGATTTGAATCTCGGAGTGTTTTTCGCTGGTGGTTTGCGCGGTGAATACAAACCAATCCTAGCCAAGAAAATTTCAGTGTCCGGTGGAAGTTTGGCTTATGACCGGCCAATTGTTGCCACTACATCCATCTTCGAGTTTAAACCAGAAGAACGGGTGAACCGAACGCAGGACGCCAATCAGCAGCCAACCGACAACGAAACCGGTAGCTGCCCGGTGGAGAGTCCGAACCTTGAGGGCATCGACAACAGCTTTCAAGTTCTCGTTGTTGGCCAAGGTCCCGCCACGATTCGTTGGATACGTTCTTTCGCGCTAACAGTGCCAGAAGTAATCACGGGCGAACCCCAGGCGTGTATTGACGAAATCCCGTATAACACGGTGCGCTTTGATGGCGCAGCGCAGCACGGGGACAACATTTTACAAGTGACAGAAGAACTTGCCGTTCGGGACATCCAGCACTTTGAATCGGTCAAGACCGCAGTGGTTTCAGAGCAGGGCGTCTCTGCTGTGGGAGTTGGCATGGCCGAATCAATTATCAGCCAGGCAGCCGCCGACAGGGTGGCTAACATTATCGCTGTGCGAATGGCGGAAACGGAAGTGGCCTTGACTCTGCCGCCGGTTCTGTCCTTGGGAGAAGGTTTCAATGAATAGCGCGATTGAAGTCCTATACTTGAGACGCCCCCGGATTGACTACATAAGTCCTCCGGTGTGTGAAGCAATTTTCAGCAGCAGTTCAGGGCCTCATATTGTCTTGAATCCGCTCACGCCACAAAGTTTTCCTACTGGGCTGGTGCTCGGCGGCGAAGGGAGTTTTTTCCTGTCGTGGGATGCTTATCCCGGAGCGCTGTGTTACAGCGTGTATAAGGCCGATACTTCGGACCCGTTCGGAAGCTACACCATCATCGCGGAATGTATCCCGAATCCGCCTTTTAACATTGAACCTTTTGGTTTTGGTTGCTACCGAATTAGCGCCATTACGGCTAACGGTGAAACGCCGCTAAGTTTGCCAACTTGCATAAGCGCGCCGCCCCCGATTATTCCGAGCGTGGTCACAGATGCCGCCACTAATATCACGGGCACTGGCGCACAACTGAACGGATTCGTGTCCCCCAACGGGAACACCACCGAAGTTTATTTTGAGTGGGGCTTATCCATGGCTTATGGAAACATGGCCGGGAATCACAGTGTCGGAACTTCGGAAACGGCATTTGACACAACCCTAACAGGGTTAAGCAATTCCACAACTTACCACTTCAGGGCCGTTGCCAGCAATATCACGGGAACGGTGTTCGGCGCTGATATGTCGTTTGAAACTTCCGGGAGCGCTCTTGTCCCACCGCTAGTGTGGTGGAAAATGGAAGAGCCGGATGACGACCCCCGTATTGATGCGACGGGCGGGGGATGGACTCTTTTCACGAACGGCATGGCGAATGGGCCTGGGATAATCGCTGAATCCGCTGTGTTCACACCGAGCGACCCCAATTTCTATTTCCCTTCAATGTCAGGACAAGGCAGCAATGTAAAACTGGCGGATGATTTTTCATTCTCTGTTTTATTCGCAGCGCAGTGGGATTTCTTTGACAACAATACCCAAGTGAATCTAGCACAGGCGCAGTTTTTTACTTCCTTGGACGGAATGGGAGATGTTTTTGCTCTCCAAATTCAATGGCATAACAACGTGTTGTCCGCTGCTATTGTTGACGGGTCCTTTACGCCTCACATTTCAGTGGACTTCCCTTTCATCCCATCTCTTGGGCAGTTCCATTTTTTCAACGTCTATTATTCAGGGGGACAAATTTCTATCAGGATTGACAATGGTTCTCCCCTTACCAGCGCGGGAAGTTATTTTCCTCCGGGCGTTCCGATTTTGGGGATGACCAATAACATAACAGTAGTTGCAATTTCTGGACCCACGGACCCGCTCGCGGCGCAGGTTCGTCTCGACGAGTATAGCATCTGGTCCCCGGTGCTCAGCACTACGGCAACCGACTTTATTTACAACGGCGGTCTTTGGAGAACATACCCTTTTTAATTTATGAGCCTGAATTCAACAAATTTAATTTTGCAGATGGCGCAGTTGCCAGCGACGTTCACCGGCACGCCCCAGGACCTTGCGAACGCGATGGTGAAGCGCATGCGGATTGTTAGTCCAAGCGGCACCAACTTTATTTTCATTGGCGACACCGAGCCGACGAGCAACGTGGGGCCTTGGTTGAAAAATGGAACCCAGTGGTGGGTATTCTCCAACGACATTAAGCGGTATGTCCCACTCGACATCTCGGCCAGCTTTACGCCCGGATTCTGGTTTCAGGCCAGCACGCCGCCGTCGAGCAACCCTCCGATTTGGTTGCGGTCCACGCTCGACCCGACCGACGTGAATCCCGGACGGGGCGACGCCATCGGATGGTATGAGTGGAACGGCGCTAACTGGGTGCCCTTTAACAGCGTCATCCGTTCAGGGACCACAGCCCAGCGCCCGGCGAACCCAATTGATTTTCAGGAATATTATGACACCGACATCACCTGTAGAATCTGGTGGGAACGCTCAGCATGGCGGACAGTCTCCGGGGTGCCCGGCGATGTCAAACCCGTGTTTTTTGGAGTGGTTACGGACGCTTTGGCTCATAACCCCGGCTGGGACATACTCGGCGCTGGAAATCAAAGTTTCCGGGGACGAATCCCAATGCAGGCGACCAAAGACGCAGGCGCAAGCCCGGTGACTAACCTGACGACCGACCCGAACGTGGCGAGCCGCGCCGCGTTTGAGACCTTCGGGACAACTGATTTCGTGGCGATTAACAACAGCGGGTTTAATTCCGCTGATGCGTCCCCGGCTATTACCGCTACGCAGACCCTCACGGTCGTGACGGCGAGTGCGGCTGTGTTCGCGGCGACTATGGTGGGTCAGGTCATCCAGTATGCTAACGGCAGCCCCACGGTCACAATCGTTGGATACACCAGCCCGACCAAGGTCACTGTGAATATCAGCCAAAGCGTGTTATCCACGACATTTTCCATCCCAGGTAGCACGGTGCCATACCCGCCGCAGGTTGCCTTGTGGTATCTCATAAAGCTGTAAAATTAGGCACTGTTTAAAGACATGCTGCGAGAACTACAAATCACAGAGTTTACCGAACGGCTTGAGCCGATTTTCCGTTCTGTGGAGTCCCGGTTGCCGGAGAATTTGCAAGGACGGCGCGCAGAGTATTTTTTCCCGCGTTGGCGGCACCTGATGGAATTGGGCGTCGCCCGGACGTGGGAAATCCCCGGCGCGGTGCTCGGCATGTTGATTACGCCGGATATTTTTTCGGGAACACCTGTGGCGCATGTTCCTTTTTGGTTTTCTTTCCCGGAAACCCCTGGGACGGGCGAGTTGCTTCGCCGGGCGGAAAAAGTTGCAAAAGAATCCGGTTGCGCCCGGATTTCCATCGCAGCTTTTGACTGTTTAGACGGCGACCGGATTGCCGACATTTACCGGAATTGTGGGTATGCTCAAACTGAGCGGACTTTTCAAAAGGAATTATCGTGAGTGACATTTTTGGTGCTGTGGGACAAGTAGCGGGTGCCGCCATCCAAGCGAACGCGATGGAGAACGCGACAAAGATGCAGATTGACGCGCTCAATCAGCAAAAACAATTTGTCTTCGACCAGCTTGACCCGAACAAAATTCAGAGCCAGGCGCAAATCGCCGACGTAAACCGCGCGCAGAATCAGCTTGCGCTGCAAGCCCAGATTGACCCACAACTGTTGGCCCAGCGCTATGCCAGCGAGGGGGCAATAGCGAAGACGGCGGCGGATATTTCTTCGGGCACGACCCCGGCGGACCAAGTGGCGGCGGCGTCCACTCAAGAAGCGCTTGCGGGCGGACCCGCGAATGAGGCGAGCAAGAAAGCCCTTGTTGATGCGGCGCTGAAAGAACTTTCGGCTGGCGCGACGCTGCCCCCGGATGTCCAAGCCCAACTCATGCAGGCCGGTCTCAGCAAGACGGGTCAGGTGACGGGCAC